GCTCGGGAAGCGTCTTGAACTGCTGAACGGGGCGAGCCCGCTCGTGAATCACCTGCTCGCGCACCTGATCGGCAAGCGTTAGCTTCTTGGGCTTGAGAGTCTTTGCAGCAACGGTCTTCATCGTTAGGGCTCCTCACGGGAGAGCGTAGCAGCACTACGCCCCCCCGCAAGGTTTTTCTAATTAGACAGATCCGTCCGAACCCTGCCATGCGAAGCGGGGATCGATCCAGTCGCCGTTCGCGCGGGTGCGGAGCTTGAATCGGACCACATCGCTGTCGAAGCTGCGGCCGCTGAGCGGGTTCTCGACTTCGACCACGGCGGCCTCGCGGACCTGCATGACGAAGAAGGGAACCTTCGAGTCCAGAATCACCCAACGCTTGGACACGCCCGAGAACGCACCTGCGTTATCGACCATGAACCGGCTCACGACCGGCTTAGCAATGCCTTCCAAGGGGTTGATCGAGAACGCGCCGCCGGTCTGACCAGCAGTTGCGCCCGTCGGGTAATAGCCCGAGTTCAAGAGCACTGCGAGGTCGAAACGGTACTGAGGCGAGATCAGGATCATGTCCGGCTGAACGGACATCTTGAGACCCAGCAAGTTCTTCTGGTTCATCAGACCGACGATACCAGCTTGAATGGTTGCTTGGCTCAATGCGCCGTAGGAAGCCGGACGGTTTGCGCCGCCACCTACGAGAGCAGTGCTCCAGGGATAAGCAGCTTCAGTGGCCGGTTGAGTTTCCGAAACCGGAACATCAAGGCCCGAGTAGCTCATTCCAGAGACCGAAGCCAGTTTGCCGTAGGCAATGACTTCAAGCACCTGACGCGCGTATTGACCCATCAAGCCGCTGAGCTTCTGGAATTGTCCGGTCTGGTCGTCTTCAAGCAATTCACGGGAAACCGGGAACAAAGTTCCGAATTTCCGGTTGCGGAGCTTGATGTCCAAACCTGCAGCGCCCACTTCGGGGAACAGCTCTTGCTCACCGACTTGACGCGGGAAGCCCACGCCATGCAGAGGAGCATAGAGTTCTTCGATCTTGCTCGAGGTTACGGTGTGGCACCATTCCTCGTAGGACACGTCAACTGTGTCGTACATGGAGTTAACCACCGACTGCACGCCAGCCCGGAGAACTTGCGGGAAAGCGGTGATCGAGTCAGCTTCGTTCAGCTTGGCCTTCACAGCCTTCCAGGAGAACCCAGCCTCGCGGACGGGGAACGCCTTGGCATCGGTGATGTCCACGCCGAACTTGCGTTGCATGGCCTCAATCAGTTCGCGCTCTTCTTCAGACTTCCAAAGAGCGGCCGAAGCGGCCTTCTTGTTTTCATCCGCAGTGTTGCGGAAAGTCAAAGTGTGCTTAGACATTTCTTATTCCTTCCTTAGATTGCAGCCACGCGGAGGCGGTTGATGAGCAGAACTTCACCCTCAGAACCAGCCGAGGCAGTCACAGCTGCGCCCTGATAGATTCCGATGGAGTTAGTTCCGGTGCTCGACACGGTTTGAGCGTCGCCGCCGTAGTACACGAGATCGCCGAAGTTGAACGAGTCGCCCGACTTGAGCAGCATCTTTGCCACCACGCCGTACTGGGGACCAGCAAGGGCGGAGATAGCTTGAGCAGCGTCAACGGCGGTGCCCTGGTACGGGCTGACCGGCTTGCCGTTCACGATCGTCTGTTGAGCAATGCCCATGACGGTCGCGCCGTTTGCGTCAGAAGCAATCGGCTTGATCAGGTTGTTCGTGTCATCGAAGTACAGGATATCGCCTTGGTTCCACGAGATCGTGGAGTCGATGCCCTTCTTGGCATCGGGGAACACACAGCCCGGACGTACACTGAAGACGATCCGGTTTTTGGAGTAAGTAGGCATGTTAGTGCTTTCCTTTGGTTAGTGGTTATTTACGCAGAAAGTCGGCAAACGAGATGCCCGACTTCTTCGGAGCTTCAGTTGCCTTCTCGGTCATCACAAAGAGCCCCTCGAGTTTCTTCGACTCACCTCGAAGACCAAAGGCCTCTTTGAATACTTTAATCGTCTCGTCAATGTGCGCTTCCGAGCGGGGCTTGCCGATCAGATCACGCAGCTTGTCGGTCTCAGCGCGGCCAAGGCCCGACTCTTTCAGCTTCTTGTCGAGAGCTTCGACGAGAGAGCGAGCCTTCAGCTCACGCTCAAGGAATGCGATGCGGGCGGTCATCTTCACGATGTCAGCCTCCATTGGCTTGGCTTCCTCAGCTTCTTTCTTCTCTTCGGCTTCGGCTTCTTTCTTTTCC